CTGTTCTTGAATAATACGTAAGTTGGCTTGCTTCGTTTTAAGGAAGTAGGCGTCTTTGGAAGCTGCAACATTATCCGAGTATTGCTGGTTCTTGTTGTTGGTCTTCTCCACCGACGAGGCTGCTCCGGCAACCGCCGTCACACCCTTCACCACCATAATTGCTGTAGCTGGGTCACACATGATTTATCCTCACAAATTCGTAGAAGAGCCTTTTTTCGGCCCCATAATTTTCGTGCTTATTGATGAACGTGAAGCCCATCCATTTAAGCCACTTTATGTGGACGGAGTTGCGGGCATCGACACAGTTGAAAAGGACAAGATAATCCTTCGAGAGGTTCTGTAAGGCTCTCTTTGAGTTGCGCAGGAATGTTGTTTGGTGCTGATGGATGTCATCTGTAGCTACCATCCAAACAACTCCTGCTTCTTTTAAGGGGGAAGGGACGACCCCGCATAGTCCAACGCGGTTCCCATTGGGTGCGCGAAGGGTCAGCGAGATGTCCCCAAGAGTTAGGCTATTGAGAAGAACGCCAAGCGGCTGCTGGCCTGTAGAGGCGAGACACTCGTTGTAATCTGCTTTGCGTAATCTTGGGGCTATGAAGTCTACATCTTCCACCACGGTGGGTGTGAGTAGTTTATCCATTAACTCTTCTTGTTCTGAGGTGCATATTACCTTCCCACTCAGCTGATAGAAACTGACAAGGTAGGTGGCTATCACTTTCGATTGTGACGCGAATACGGTCTGCCTTAGCCCCAATAGGAAATCTAAAGTCACCAGAGTTCAGAGTAGTTGTGCCTAGTACGTTTGCACCACCACCAATAACTCGACCCGAGAATACGTAGGACTCTGCTGATGAGCTACCTCGTAGCTGTGTCTTAACTGTGAAGGCACCGCTGTCTTGATACCGTAGCAGCCAGTGCTTGATCTGTAGACGACCACCAGCAATGGAGACACGGCCACCAGCGGCTGTAGGCTCTTTTAGAGTAGGCTCAGAGAACTCATATGTCATTGTATATCGTTCACCAATATAGAACTCAGTGGACGTATGGTCACCTGCTACCACTATCGTAGTTCCAGACGCAGACACGTTCGGTAAGATTGTACCCTGTGATGAGCCTCTCGTCACAACTACGGGAGAGCTAACTGTGAAAGGTGTCGTGATTGTGGTTTGGTTTGTTCCACTATTATATGCCTTTGTTACCTCAGAATTAGTTAATCTTGAGTCTAACCTCGTGACATATTCTTGATTTGTATCAAAGCGTCCCGCGTCAAAGTGCATCTGGAATAGAATTGTTTTACCAGACTTATTAGCTACGATGAATAAAGAACTCTCTATGAACTCAGCACTTAATATAGCGCATCCATTCAGAGTGTATTTGAACCACGCAGATTGAACTTTATCCCGTCCAGCCCAGTGGTATTTATAGATATATAGTGCGCTTGTGTCCTGAGTTGTTAAACAAACTAAAGCATTCTCAGCGGTACTTGCAGCCATTTTATAGACACCATCAGGGACATACTTAGCTACGTGCGCTGTAACATCCTGAGCGTCCGATCTGTCTGTATCATCAATAATGTAGTATTCACGTACAGAGGTGAACCCACCTCGTTTTGCTGGAAAATAAACAACACTACCAGCTGATGCAGGTTTAGATGTTGTGCTTGCTTCGTACTCAGTTGTTTGGCTGATTGAGGTATTCTTAGGCGTGATGAAGTCAGCACCTTTAAGAATGAACTGTGTCTGATCTGAGAACAGCAACAGCTTCCTGTCGAAGGGGACTGCATGCTTTAGGAGCGAAACCTTTGTGTGGCTTGCGGCTACGTCAATAGGGTCGTTATCCAGAAGGCTTCGCGCAGTGGTGGCAAAGAAGTCAAAGAACTCTGATGTTCGAGACATGATGACGTTTTCTTCTGCAAGTAGACCTAATCTGTTTTGGAAGAAGAATACGTCGGAAATCTTGCCGCCCACGAAGGAGGGGGTGGGAATTGATAATTCATCACCAACTGCTCTGTCGCCCCACTCAGCTTGCTCGAATGTAAACGAGCCATTTGCTTGTCGTATCAAAAGATGAGGCATCGTCGTGGCATTCAACTCGTAGGTTATGTTGGGTTTAATCCACTCAATCCAAGTACCACCACCAACATCAGTTTGGTTGCCGTTATCGGACACAAACTTCACGTAATAATCGTCAAAGTCATTTGTTTGGTCACCTTGGACGTGTCCTATGTAACCATTAGGGGCTTTTGCTGGTAGGTCGTCAAAACGCTGTACGGTTCCAACTGTAGGCGAAAGCCCCGTGTCTCCGAGGCTATCATATGTGGCAAGGTCAAATGCAGCGTTGCCTGTCTTGTTGATGACAACAGTCGAGCCATCTGCGCGAGCGGTAAAGTTAGACTGTGCGTGAATGGCTGTGGCAAGCCTGGTGGCGATGTCATCGGTCCTAGTCTGTACAGGGTCTGCGGAAGCGGTGGTGATGTCAGCCGCTAAACTGCCATCTAAATAAACGGAGTAACGCTGGTTATAATCACCCTGCTTCACAGCAATCAGACCCGTGTAGGGATACAGTGGGCTTACTGCACTAGACATGGTCACGGTCTTTGAAGAGTTAACTATGTAGGTGTAGTCTGCTACTGTTACTGCACGAAAGTCAGTCGATGGGGTCGAACTGTTTAGGTACGAAGTCCCATTGGGGTATGTCACAGTCTTGGCGTTACCCGCCAAATCATAGATAATTATTTGGTTACTTGAGTTAATGAAGACAAAATACCTCTCATTAACATCTCTGTTAATCAGGTGTGTGAAAGGCCCAGTTGTCTCAGAGCTACTCATCACTGCTACGTGTTCTAGCGGTGGTCGCTTTTGTAATCCCTCAACCAAAGACGGAAAGGCGTTCAGCTGCAACTCTGCCTGTGCTGATAGGCGCAGTGCAGGTGATTGTTGACTTATGCCTTGCGCAAGATTGGGGATGGCAGAGCTAATCATTCCCATCAGCTAAGTATCCTTCGGTTAAGCCCACGTTTCATCACACGGGCTACAGAGTAACTGTCCATCATATTGAAATCCGCTGTATCACTTTCAAATGCTTTAAGGTCTGTTAGAGCCTTCTGCTCATCACGACTGACCATTTTATGGATGGTCTCAGAGTTTAACATACGGTCAGAAAAGATGCGGGAAGCACGGGTTGAAATGTAAATCTTTACGACTTCTGGGAGGACTTCGAAGTCCTGAAAATATACGATTGTTGCTTCAATGCTTGCAGAGAACACATAGGTTCTATCTGTCAGGTTAAATAGCTTACCTCCCCTGACTATTGTATTGAAGTTGGGTGTATCAATACGTGCTACATCTGAAGGTATAATGATATTGTTATTTACGTCCCTGCTGAGCAGGACTTTATCTTCGGTGTTGAAGTGCCACCCTTGGGCTTGGACCTCACGACTAACCTCAGTTATGACTTGGTTAGCAATAGTCACGTCAGTAACTTGGTTCCCTGTAAGTGTATTAACGGGGCTTTCACCGATAGTTGTCAGCAGGACGTTGACCGCTTCTAGTTCGGTCATGGACGTTGGTTTTGTCATGATGTCCTCATTAAGAAAAAAATGGGCTGGCCCCGTTAAGAGCCAACCCAAAAAAATTTAAGACGATTTGATTTCTACTGCGCATTCTGGACGCAAGATACCGTGGCCCATGGCGTATTTAGCAGCCATGAGAGTGCCTTGGTACATAACTTCAAAGTCACCAGACGTGCGTTCAACTGCGAGGTCCATCAGTTTGACAGTACCCAGTGCTTGCTTCTGCATTACTACAGCAACTGTTGTTGAGAAGTTACCGTGGTAGGTGTTATTTTCACCTGTGACTGCACTTACGTTGGTTGAGGGTACGTTGTTCGACTTAACGATTTGAACACCAGCAACTTTCAGAACAGTACCGTCTGCGTAGACACCAGCCCCACCGAAGTCACGGTTGATGACATCAGTTGTTTGTACGAGGTTGTAATACTGCGCTGGCTTAACAATAGCCACGCGGTCATTTTCTGGAACGTCTTTCTCGTCCATCGCTTGAGCGGCTGCAAAGATAGAAGCAGCCAAAGATGCGCCGTTTGTTGCGGCATCTGAGTCTGTGATAGCTGAACCACCATTACCACCAGTAACGGTTGCGGAGCCACGAGCAGCCAATACGGCCAGCTGAAACACG